ACTAGTGGTGGTGCGCTGTTGCATAAAAGCAACAGGGCTCTTGACTTTTTTACCCATTGTGTTAGAATGGTACCATGATGAATAGAAAAAAGCGCTCTGACCGCAACCACGTTTTGTATCGTGTAATCTGCCAAGATACTGGCGATTCTTACATTGGCTTAACTGTAGCACAAGGCCAGGCTTTTGTTCGCTCTGTAAAAGTGCGTTGGCAAAAGCATGTTAGCCGTGCTATACGTGAGGACAAGGATTGGTCAATGTGCCAATTCATCCGTGATAATGCAAATGCTTCATTTACCTATGAAGTTTTGGAAATAGTTCGTGGTCGTAAACCTGCTCACCAACGTGAGCGTGAATTGATTGCCTATTTGGAACCAACCTTAAATACCTTTTAAATGGAGGAAACCACTATGAACAATTGGGATAGAGACAACCTTAATTTCATTTTGAATACAACCGATGAGGCATTTTCTGATTGGATGCTTCAGGCGGATTCGGATGATATAGATTATGCTTTAGAGTTAATATCAAAGCACCGTGAAGAAATTTATCTAAAAGAGTATTTACTTAAATGTGATAGTGTTGAAATTTTAGATACAGAAGAAGCTAGTACAGTATTACAAAAGTATAGGATTTAAATATGAACCTCTGCATGGAAATGCGGCAAAGTGACCGTAAAATGCTAATAGAGGCATGTATTAAATTATATGCAAAAGAATTAAAAATTGATAAGAATGATTTTACCTTAATTGTGTTTTCATCCAAAGACCTTGTTCAAGAGCAAGGCGCTAATGGCATGGCTTCACCAATTTCGGATAAATTATATACTATGGTTTTGAGTTCTAGGATTGACAGCGAAAAGCTAATTGAAGTTATAGCCCATGAAATGGTGCATATAAAACAATTTGCAAAAGGTCAATTAAAACGGATAGGTCGTCAAACCTTCTGGATGGGTAAAAGATATGTTCGCAGCAAAGTGAATTATTACGACCATCCTTGGGAACATGACGCATGGTCGAAAGAAAAGTTCTTGTCGGCTAAAATTTACAAAATATTGAGCAAAGAACATGAAAAATTCGAGCGAAGTCAACGCAAATCGTAACTTACTACAGAAGGACTTACGTAGTCCCAAGTACCGTGAGCGGATTGTCTTGAGCAAAAAGCTGTATAATCGTAAAAAACAACAAAAAAAGGATTTAGTTAATGCAAGCGATAACATTTGACGGGTTTTTCTTTACTCCTGGCGTTGAAGATGGCGAATTAGAGCTGTCTTTTTTCGATTACAATGAAGAAAATCTGAAAAATGCTGAAAAAGTTGAAAATACAGCATATGGTGACAAGTATCATATTGCTTTTTTCAAGCCGGACGGTGAAGGATTTGTAGAATTTGATGAAACCTTTGAGGCAATCTTTGCCGACCCTGTAGCATACGTAGAAAATTTGAATGGTACTGAATTATTCGGTTGTGTTCTCAGAAAAACAACACAATCCGACAAATGGTTCAATAATTACCTCACAAAGGCTAAAGAAAATGTTACAATCCACAACATGCAACTGAAAAAAGGACTTTGAAATGCCAAATTGGTGTAATAATGCGATTGAAATTAGTGGTGATGATGAGCAAATTGATGCTTTTGAACAATACCTGAACGATAACAAAGGTAAAGATTGGTTTGATTTCTTTCTACCGGTTCCGCCTGAGTATAAAGATGGTGAAAAGTGGTATCAATGGTCTATTGACAACTGGGGTTGCAAATGGAACTGTGATGCACAAGATTGGCAACGTGAAGAAAATACCATTAAGTTTTGGTTTGATTCTCCGTGGGCACCACCAACTGTATTGTATGAGGTAATGACGGAACTAGGTTTCAATATTGATGCATATTACCTTGAAGAAGGTATTGGCTTCGTTGGTCGCTTTGTTGACGGCTTTGATGATTACAATGATTTTGATTTAGCTGATCCAGATTCTTTGGACACGATTAGTGAAGAAATTCTCGAATATTGGAATTTGCGTGAAAGACAAGAAGATTGGTTAGCTGAACAAGAAGAATGGGATAATGAAGATGATGACGAAAACAAATAATAGTGTTTTCGTGACACTAGTATCAATTGTCGTAATTTTATTAATAATAATTTTTGCGCCAATACTGACTATTTGGTCATTAAACACGCTTTTTACAAATTTAGAAATTCCATATACGATGGAAACTTGGGCAGCAACAGTTATTATAACTGGTGTGATTCAATCAACAAATTTGGGTATTAAATCCCGTAAGGATAAATGAAATGACTGATAATATTGTATTTAATTCGAAAAAAGAGAAAGACTGGCTTTTGACTTTGCTTCGTGAGCAAGAAATTACGGTTAAATTCGTCAAAAAAGACGGAAGTGAACGTGAAATGCTTTGCACATTGAGTGAAAGTAAAATTCCAGCTGAGAAAGCACCAAAAGGTGTTGAAAGAACAGTAAGTGGTGATGTAGTTCCTGTGTTTGATGTTGAAAATCAAGGCTGGCGTAGTTTTCGCTGGGACTCTATTACAGGAATTCATTTCAATTTACATAAATAGAACGCTACGCAGGAAGGTCAAGTGACCCGGACAGTCTCATAAGCTGTACTGAGGGTGGTGCAATACCATCTCCTGCATCCATTAATATAATTACAATAATATGTTACATTTAATAGAATCATTGACCGATAAGTTTTTTGAATTGATTTATCAAGACCCCGTTAGGCCTAATGTGCCTCATGTTGACCGCCTTGGCGCCAACAAGGATATTTTCGTGTTTCGGGATGAAGATGATAAAGTCAAAGCTATTACATGCGTGAGCTATCAAAGTAGCATTCCAACTAAAGAATCGGAATTGTTTGAAACTACAGATAGTCCAAGTATTGCTGTATTTTATACAATTTGGTCTTATGTACCTGGCGCTGGTCGTGCTTTGATTTTTGATGCGGTTCGCCATATCAAAGAAACACGACCAGAAATTACAAGATTCATAACATTGAGTCCTAAAACAGAAATGGCAAAGCGCTTTCACACAAAGAATGGCGCCGGTGTTTATCGTGAAAACGATGAAACGGTTAACTACGAGTATGAGGAAATAGCCTAAAATAATTTAGGCAAATGTCCAAAAAACGCTTGACAAATACTAAATAATAAAGTATAATACAAACATGATGCAAAATTTTAAACTCTCATCGATAACGCTAAGTGCTATGTCACCGACATGGCAGGCCAACTATCGCTGCGAGAATCATGGCTTCATTGGAGCATCAAAGGATCCAGCAGAGGTTTGTGTTTAGACAAATTAGTAAAATAGTTTTTTAATCACAAACCTCAGACCTAAAAAATCTGAGGTTTTTTGTTTTGGGCATCGTCCCTTCTAGTTCTTTAAAAATTTGTAGAGTTAATATATTCCCGAATGGTGTAGTGGTAGCACAGCAGACTTTGACTCTGTTAGTATAAGTTCGATTCTTATTTCGGGTGCCATATAGAAGTATTTTTAGTATAAGACAAAGCGAAAGAAGAAACCTAATCGGTGCACCGATGAAAGTTTCAGAGTTAAATCTCCTTCTATGCCTGCATTTGAAAGTGCTTCTATATGGAAACGTGGTCGAGTGGTCTATGGCTCTAGTCTTGAAAACTAGCGATTCGAAAGGGTCCGTGAGTTCGAATCTCACCGTTTCCTCCAATTTTTAGGAGCTCTTATGAATGAAGATTTGGTTTATCGTTTAAGAAAACGTGCTGAAATTCGCAGACAAATTCCAACAAGAAAGTCTGTGCAAGAAAATGCACCAGATAGAATTGCAGATTTGTTAGAAGAAGCTGCCAACAGAATAGAAGAATTGGAGAGTGGGCAGGATGGTAATGCAGCAGATTGCTAATCTGTCATCGGATTAAACCGGTGAGTGGGTTCGATTCCCACACTCTCCGCCAATGTAGGTGTGTCGCTGAATGGTCAGGCTACGGATTGCAAATCCGTTTTATGCAGGTTCGAGTCCTGTCACCTACTCCATTTGAAAACAAAAGTACTGTCGTTTAAAAACAACAGTACAAAATAAGTTGTTGACAAATTGTGTGGTTCATGTATAATACACACATGTTATTTAAAAAGTTGTAGAGTTAATTTTTGCTCGGTTCGTCTATCGGTTAGGACGCTGCCCTTTCAAGGCGGAAAGACCAGTTCGATTCTGGTACCGAGTACCATTTGTTTTGCTGACGTAAGCCATGAGGGAAACGTCAACCTTGAGTAACTATGTACATAAACGGTAATGCTGCAGCTAAGTCCGTTGAGCATAGCAAATAGTGCGTCAGCAAAACAAATGGTTGTTTGGAGGCATAACTTAACGGCTAAAGTAACTGGCTTTTAACCAGTAAATCAGAGTTCGATTCTCTGTGCCTCTACCAGTAGAATTTGGAGATGCCGCCGTAATGGTATGGCAGGAGACTGTAAATCTTCCGACTTAGGTCACAATAGGTTCGATCCCTATCATCTCCACCAAGTCCCGTTACTACTTTCGTAAAAGTAGCGTTTGATTAGCGATAGAGATCCGGTGGCAGAAAACCGTTAGCGGAGTAATCCTGAATCTGATAGGCAGTATCTCTCTGCACACAGACGTTAGAATAAAAGAGATGGACAGAGTAACTGCTCAATTAAGGGCTTGTGTGGAAACAAGTAGCTTATCCTAATTTAGGTTTCAAAGTGTTCACGGACGCACGCTAGCTTGTCACGCTAGAAGAAGGGGATCGTTACCCCTTGAGACCGCCAAGTTTTTATTCCTTAATAGCTCAGAGGTAGAGCAAACGGCTGTTAACCGTTAGGTCCGTGGTTCGACCCCACGTTAAGGAGCCAATATGGGGACGTGATGGAATTGGTATACGTGTTGGTCTTAGAAGCCAAATTTTGTGAGTTCGAGTCTCACCGTCCCCACCAATTCGCCCTTTTAGTATAATGGTATTACGCCTGTTTTGTAATCAGGTTACGGCAGTTCGATTCTGTCAAGGGGCACCAATTTTATTCGGAGTATAGCGCAGTCTGGTAGCGCATCTGGTTTGGGACCAGAGGGTCGGGAGTTCGAATCTCTCTACTCCGACCAATTCGGGGGATTAGTGATAATGGGAGCACATGTGCTTTGCAAGCATGAAGTAGGAGTTCGATTCTCCTATCCTCCACCATTCAGGTTCAGTAGCACAGCGGTAGTGCAATTGCTTCATACGCAATAGGTCGTTGGCTCGAATCCAACCTGAACCACCAAGTTACGGGCGATTAGTAAAATGAATATTACACAAGGCTACGAACCTTGAAGTGGGAGTTTGATTCTCTCATCGCCCTCCAGAACCAGCCGAGGTAACGCTTGGCTACTGTGACACGCAGGAAGTGAAGTGAGTTCGTTACTCAAGTGTGGTACTACTCTTACCAAAGTAGCGTTGGCAATACGAGAATTCTTTTTGGTCGGGAAGCGGGTGGAAGGTACGTGTGGGGGTTATGATAGCGTCATATCTCGCTGTACTATAATTACCGCCGCAGAAAGAAAGCAATGCCGTTGTAGCTCAGAGGAAGAGCATTCGCTTGATAAGCGAAAGGCCGACATTTCGAAATTGTCCAACGGTACCAATTTTATCTCGCTGGTGTAATGGCAGCATCACGGTCTCCAAAACCGTTGGTCGGGGTTCGAGTCCCTGGCGGGGTGCCAAGTTTTAAAGGTTGTCAATATGAAAAAATTCGATATAGATGAAGTCAAACAGTTCCTTGCAAAACAAGGACCAAACACCAAAGTATATCTTGGTGCTGATTCGGAAAGAATCAGAGTAAATGAAGTTTGGTATGCGGACTATGCTCTAGCAGTTGTAGTTCATATTGATGGTTGTCATGGCTGTAAGATTTTCGGTTTTGTTGACCGTGAATTGGATTACGACCATAAGAAAAGTAAACCTGCTATGCGTCTAATGACAGAAGTGTATAAGGTTTCAGAATTGTTCCAATCACTACAGGATGTGTTGGAAGATTTTCATGTAGAAGTTCATTTGGACTTAAACAAGTCAGATGAGTTTGGTAGTTCTTGTGTTGTTCAGCAAGCAATTGGTTATATCAAAGGTACATGTAATATGACACCGATGGTTAAACCTGATGCGCCTGCGGCTTCATTCTGTGCAGACCGGTTAAAACGGATTCTAGCAGAACAGGAATTGTCAACTATATAAAAATATGCGGGATTAGTTTAGTGGTAAAACGGCAGTCTTCCAAACTTCAGTTATCGGTTCGATTCCGATATCCCGCTCCAGTTTATGCAGTTGTTAGTTTAGTGGCAAAACCTCGGGTTGTGATTCCGATATCAAGGGTTCGATTCCCTTACTTCTGCCCATTTGCATCGTTAGCTCAGCGGTAGAGCAGCGCCCTTACAAGGCGAAGGTCAAAAGTTCAATCCTTTTACGATGTACCAATACCAATTTAGCTGATGTGGTCATAGCAGCGGTCTGAAGAAGTCGCACCAAATTAACTCTACAAATTTTTCTGGCCTTAGTATAATGGATAATACAGTTGCCTTCTAAGCAATCAATACAGGTTCGATTCCTGTAGGCCGGACCAAATACACGACCGTGGCCAAATGGTTAAGGCAGCAAACTCATAATTTGTTGATTGCAGGTTCAAGTCCTGCCGGTTGTACCAATTTTTCATGGTGTGGATAATGTTCTTCCATATGGCAATTGTGACATAACACAACACATTTATTACATTCACTAACTAAAACCTCCCATTTAGTGTTGGCACACTTTCGTATATCAATTTGAAATGATTTGTCTTTCAAGTGATGAAAACATAAACCTGAATAATTTTTGTTGTATCCACATTTTGAACATTTACCACCCAGCCTTTCCAACAATTTCTTTTTTATTTCCAATCCTCTTTCACTTTGTTTAGTGTAATTTTGGTGTTTAAGATTTATATCTTTTTGTTTGCATTTAACAGAACAAAATTTCTGTTGTTTGCCTGTTAGTACGTTGTTACAAATTTTGCAGTTCATTTTACATATCTCCTATACAACTATATATAATTATGAGTATTTTCATAATCTAATTGTAATTTTTTAAACACCATATATAATTAATGCTTGTGAAAAACCTTGTCTTATCAATTCTACTGTTAACAACAAACGCCTTTAGTATGAGCCTTACTGCTCATAGTTGGTTGGTTGCGGATGGTGATGGTAAAATTATTCAAAGTGAAAATGAACAAGAACAAAGGTCGATAGCATCTATCACTAAAATTATGACTGCAATGGTCATAATCGATGCAGGCCAAAATCCAAAAGAAAAGATAGGAAACTTTACAAGAGAGCAACATATACAATTGGCTCTTGTAAAGTCGAGCAATGAATCGGCTATTCTTTTATGTGATAAGTATCCTGGCGGTAAAACGAGTTGTATTAGAGATATGAATTCTAAAGCTGTTGCACTTAATATGCCTAACACCAGGTTTGTTGAGGCATCAGGTTTAAGTCCAATGAATATTAGTACGGGAAAAGATTTGATTGAATTGGTGCTTGCTGCAAGTTACTACCCTGAGATTGTGCAAGCAAGTAGTACACCACAAATAAAGATTCAAATTAAAAAGCAATGGTTCATTTTCAATAACACAAATCCAATTATTGGTAAACGCCACAGGTTCATAGTAAGTAAAACGGGATTAACAAATGCGGCCGGTGGCTGTATCGTAATGTTATTAGAGACAGACGTTGGCCGCAGACTTGTTGTGGTACTCGGTTCTAAGAATACTAGAACACGAATACCAGAAGCTGAGTTTATTGCTTTACAGAATAATTGGCAACCATAACCAAATACCTTGGCTCATTAACAAAGCAGATAGTGCGCCAACGGCAATACTTGCAACATACAATGCAGGTGCAACAGCTAAGATACTAGCTGACAATAACACAATAGCAATTTGAAATCCAGAACCAGCAAATGTCATCCAAGGACCAGACTTGCGAATTTCATCACGTTCTGCTTCAAGTGCTTTTGCTTTAGCAAATAGTTCTTTCTTACCTTCACCTGTTGCAGGCTCAGATTCATATCTGTTAATTTTAGCAGTTAACTTATCTGCCTTCTCAAATTGTTTTCTTTCAATTGCATCATCTCTGGCCATCTCAGCAAGAGTTTGTTTAATAGACTTAGCTTGAAAGAAAGCCCAAGTGTCATTAGCCTTGATTGTATTGTTCAATACCTTAGAACTATTACCACTAGCAATATAAGTATTAATGGCCAACAAAGCAGCCAGAACGGTAATAAGCCATCCTGCTTTGTCTTTGATTTGTGCTTCTCTTTCGCTTCTACTAAGAGGTTTCTTTTCTTCTGACATATTACATCCTTTATTTTTTAGCAATCATTGCTTGTATCTTTTCTTGCATCATTTTAGCCCAAAATGGTTGTGGAAAATTCCAGCCTATAAATGCACCTACTGCTACCCAAAGTAAAATATCTAACATAATTTTCTCCTTTTTTGTATTTATTATCCTGGTAAGAATCTACCTAATAGTCCATTAACAATTCTATCTGACAAATCGTCTGGTAAGAATTTTAAAAATCCTAAAAAATATAATGCAACACTTCCGTAAACAAATATTTTCAAACACATGTCAAAGGTTTTTTGATATTCGTTCATCTTCCACACCTATTACCTGTTTGGCAAAATTGAAATAATTCATAGCCACCAATAAACATTATGAATAAAACAAATGAACAGGCACCTATAATCATTGCCCATTCATTTAATTCAGCTTCTTTTTGTTTACGAGCTCGCTCTTGAGCATTGTATAGTCTTATTTCTTGAGCATCGTCTGCATCCATTTCAGCTTGTCTGGCCTTAATTTTATTCCATACATCAATCTTGCCTGTCTGCATAAACAACATTTTCAATTCTTCTTCAAATGCTCTGGCCTGTTCTAATGCCATTTCAATCTGAAGTGCGGTTCCCATATTGGAACCTTTCTTAGACTTTTTAGCTTCAATCAAGGCCTTAGTAGCTACACTCTTGGCATCAAACATTTTACCAATTATGGGTGCAAGAGAGCCTAAGTCATTTGCTACTTTACTAGCCTTTTTGACCATGCTTATTGCGGTCTGTATACCTGCAAGTGCGGTTAGTGGATCAATCATTTTTTCTTCTCCTCTTTTTCTTTTTTACGCCACTCTAAGCAAATCACTTTTCTACTATAAACATCACCGCTCCAAGTCCACCTGATACACTCAGGTTGTTTTGCGTACATGTACACAGCAAGAATGGTGCCAAACATTATTTGTTTGCCAATGGGTTGTCGATAGCTTTCTGTATTTTGCCATCAACTTCTTTCTTTAATTGAATCACTTCACGCTCAATATCTCTACGTGCATCGGCCATTTCTCTACGAATGGTGTTGGCTTCATTACGAGCCTTTTCTAAGTCTTCACGTACAGCTTTACGCATTTCACGCATTTCTGATTCAGTTTCACGTTGTGCAGATTTAACACTACGTTCTACCTGTTCCGTAACTGTTTCATTACGGCGAAGGTCATTCTTCAAATCAACTTTAATATCACGGGTGTAATCACTTGTCTTTTGGCTGTTTTCTTCAATGACTGCCAATCGTTTATCAAAACCTGATAAGTCGGGAGCTTCATAAGATGCAATTTTCTTTTTCATGCCAATATAATCTTTGTAGACTTCAAATGTACCATAAAGTCCGCCAAGAATAGATGATACAATGGTTGCCGCAACCATTAGTTTAGCTGGTGTAAACTCATAACCACCAATACTGATAACAGTATCTTTACTTGCGTACTTTTTAACTGCCGCTTCCGCTTCGTCAATCTTAGCGTTTACGTTTTTAATTTCTTCTGCCATATTTTCTCCTAGTTTAATTCGTTATTTTAAAATGAAATAACATACAATTCCAATTAGTGATAAAACTAATGCAATACCACAAACTAACTGATATATCTGTTCTTCATCCATTTTATTTGTATTGTTGGTTGACCATTTCTTGGTGTAATCTATCAGAGCTTAGTTGTCTTAAAGCTCTTACATTATCCACCGTTTTTTGATTCTTGTAAATTTCTTTTGGTGCGTAGAATGCCACATCAGGCATCATAACAAAATATT